ACTTGTATCTAACTCTAGGTGCTACAACAGATGCTGATTACACAGCAGGTAAGTTGCTAATAGAACTATACGGATATGAAGCTTGATAGGGGGTAATCATGGCAGACGCAGTTACTTCACAAACAATAATTGATGGTACAAAGACCGCCGTTTTCAAATTTACGAATGTTTCAGATGGTTCAGGTGAGTCAGCTGTAGCAAAAGTAGATGTGAGTGCTTTGAACGCTACTCCAGAAGGGGCGACGTGTACAGGAGCTACTATAGAAAAAATATGGTGGCAATGCAACGGCATGAAAGTTCAATTATTATTTGATGCTTCTTCTAATGTGCTTTGCATTGAATTAGGAGAAAATCAGAGTGGCTTTCAAGATTATACTTCTTTTGGTGGCATTCCTAATAACGCAGGTAGCGGTGTTACAGGGGACATATTGTTTACAACAGTGGGTCACTCTTCAGCAGACACCTATACAGTTATCTTGCAGGTCCGTAAGGAATATGGATAATGGTTACAACAGCTGACGTTAAAAGAACCCCCTCTGGAAAAATATCTTACAGAGGGGAAATATTTCCTGGATTTAATAAACCAAAACGTACTCCTGGAGGAACAAAGAAATCTGCTGTGTTAGCTAAAAAAGGTAAAAATATAAAGTTAGTGCGATTTGGTGATCCTAATATGAGTATTAAAAAAGACCAACCTGGAAGACGAAAATCTTTTCGTGCTCGACATAATTGCGATACCGCTAAGGATAAATTTAGTGCTAGGTATTGGTCGTGTAAGGCTTGGTAAGATGAAAACAACAGACATATTAAAATTGTTAGAAAAACATGAGGAAGAGTGTAATCGAAGATATGCAAAAATAGAAAAAACTTTGGATAAACTCGATATGCGAATGTGGGGTTTAGCGGTTTTGATTGTCATTGCCTCAGGCGTGGAGAGGTTATTTTAATGACTATAACTAGGGGAAATATTAAACAGCAGATTACAAAACCCCCTAAAAAGAAAAAGAGGAAAAAAGCAGGAAAAAACAGGCAAGAACTTTCAAAATAGGGAATAATGAATGAGTTTAGTTGAAAATATAAATAAAAGAAAAAAAGCAGGGACAAGTCGATCTAAGAAGAACACCACAATTAGTAAACAAGCATATGCAGATATGAAATCTAATTGGAAAAACACTAAAAATAAAAAATCAAAAACCAAATAACAAAAGGAGGTAAAATGCCAAAAGGACCAGGAACATATGGAAGTAAAGTAGGAAGACCCAAAAAAATGGGTGGTGGTATGATGAAAAAACGCCAAAAATTTAAGTCAGGAACAACGCCAGAGGATATGACAAAAAGATCCATAGCGGTACAGGAAGGTCGTATTAGCCCAATAAAAGCTCTTAAATATTTAAAGGGCAAACTTATAAAAGGACCACACAGTTAGGATGAATTATGGCAGTATCAGGATCCACAGATTTTGAGTTAGATGTAGCGGATTATATAGAAGAAGCATTTGAAAGATGTGGTCTTGAGGTTCGTACAGGCTATGATTTAAAAACCGCTAAAAGGTCTCTTAATCTGTTGCTAGCTGACTGGGCTAATCGTGGTTTGAATCGTTGGACAATAGCCCAAACTTCAACCACGACTAGTTCGGGGACTTTATCTTATAGTTTAGGAGCAGATACTATTGATGTATTAAGTGCTGTTGTAAGAACAGGGACAGGAACTAGCCAATCAGACACTGCTTTAACAAGAATAAGTCGTGATGCTTATATATCTATTCCAAGTAAAAATACTCAAGCTAAACCCACTCAGTATTATGTAGATAGACAAGTAACACCTTCTATAAAGCTCTATCCCACTCCTGATGATACCTATACTATTGTGTATGATAGATTAACAAGAATAGATGATGCAGATACTTTTACAAACACTTTAGATGTTCCTTTTAGATTTTATCCTTGTTTATCTGCAGGATTAGCTTATTACATAGCTCTAAAGAAAGCACCTGAAAGAATTCAAGTATTAAAAGCCGTTTATGAAGAAGAATTTGAAAGAGCCGCCGCTGAAGATAGAGATAGGGCAAGTTTAAGTTTAACTCCAAGTAGGGATTACTATACGTTTATAACATGAATTATGCTATCGGTAAAAAGTCTAAAGGAATGTGTGATAGGTGTGGGTTTGAGTATCCTTATATGCAATTACGCAAAGAATGGAATAACTTAAAAGTTTGTCCTGAATGCTTTGAAATAAAACACCCACAATTAGAACCTCGTCAGAAAAAAGTAGACCCTGAAGCCCTGTTTGATGCACGTTCAGACAATGATGTGGAAACTTCAGATTTTGCTGTGTACACAAATTATAAAGAGGGTATTATAGGTACATCACTCACTTCTTTTGAAGTAACTGCAAGTGTTGGAACAGTAACGGTGAGTACACCATGAGTTTTACATATGCCACTTTAAAAACAGCTATCCAAGATTACACTGAAAATTCGGAAACGACATTCACCAATAATTTATCTGTTTTTATAAAGCAGGCTGAAGAGCGTATTTTAAAGAATGTCCAATTAAGTGTTTTTCGTAAGAATGCGACGGCGGCGTTTACATCAAGTAATCAATATTTAGGTTGTCCCAGTGATTTTCTGGCTCCTTTTTCATTAAGTTTTACGAATTCTAGCAGTGAAAAAGTGTTTTTAGATTATAAAGATGTAAACTTTATACAGACGGTAAATCCTAACTCTTCTACCACAGGATCACCTAAATATTACGCCCATTACGACAATGATAACTTTATAATCGCACCTACTCCTAATAGCACTTATGCCGTAGAGATACATTATTTTTACAGACCTGCTAGTTTAACAGCAGGAAGTGATTCTGGTACAACATGGTTAAGCACAAATGCTCCTAACGCAATGTTGTATGGTAGCTTAATAGAGGCGTATACTTTTATGAAAGGCGAACCAGATGTGTTACAAAACTATAATCAAAGATTTGTAGAAGCTGTAGGAGGGTTAAAAAGTTTTGGTGAATCTAAAGAATCAACAGATGCGTATCGAACAGGATTAGTTTTAAGAGGTAAACAATAATGCTAATGGAACTTCCAAAGACACCCATTGTAGAAGTACATACAACTAATAATAGAGGGTTTACACCAGAAGAGGTTGCGGCTCGTTGTGTGGATAGAATTATATCTATTGGAGATAATGCTCCTCCTGAAATACAAGAACAGGCAAGAGCGTTTAGAGAGGCTTTAGAAAAAACGATAACTTTTTTTATGAAAGAGGCTATAATATCGGACAGAACTACGATATATAATGCTATAAAAGACGCAGGTTATGAAAAACTTGCTGAACAAATAAGGAGAATGTAATGGCTTTTGACGGAAATTTTATGTGTACATCTTTTAAGCAAGAGCTTTTATTAGCAGTGCATGATTTTCATTATTCTGGAGGTGATACATTTAAAATTGCCCTATATACAAATAGTGTAACTTTAAACGCTAGCACAACAGCATACAGCTCAAGTAATGAATGTTCAGGTACAAACTACACCGCAGGAGGAGGAACTCTTGCTTTAACAAGTGCTACTTACCCCAATACGAGTGGAACAACTGCTTTTGTAACCTTTGATAATGAAACATGGGGTAGTTCTACTATTTCTAATGCAAGGGGGGCTTTGATTTATAATAGTACCCCAAGTGCTAATGATAAAGGGGGGTCAAGTTTAACCAATCCTGCTATATGTGTATTAGATTTTGGATCAGATAAATCCTCTTCTTCGGGAGACTTCACGGTAACTTTTCCAACAGCAGATGCAAGTAACGCAATAATAAGGATAGCATAATGGCACTAACAATCGCAGATAGAGTACGAGAAACTACAGTCACCACAGGTACAGGAACAATAGCTCTTGGTGGTGCTGTAAGTAATTTTGAAACTTTTACTGCAAACCT